GGTTTGCAGATGAAATGATAGATGAAGTGCAGGCGTTCCCAACAGGTGATCATGATGACCAAGTGGATGCAATGACGCTAGCATTGATGAGGTTCAGACAGGGCGGTTTCATTAGGCTGGATTCAGACTGGCGCGATGAATACACACCAAGACGCATGAGGACGTATTACTAATGATGCCGATTGAAGATATGGCGCCGGAAGGTATCGAATTCATTCCAGAAGACGATGGAATGATCATTGATTTTGAGCCGTCCACCGATTTCATGCCGGAAATGTTGCCTCACGGGGCCAACTTGGCGGAATTTATTGATGACGAAGTGTTGCGTCCGCTGGCGTCAGAACTTATTGACCTCTACAAAGAAGACGTTTCATCGCGTCAAGATTGGTTGGACAGCTTCTCAGATGGCCTAAAACTGTTAGGTACAGAAAACGAAGAGCGTACCGAGCCGTTTGAAGGGGCCTCGGGGGTCCACCACCCATTGTTATCAGAAGCTGCAACGCAGTTCCAAGCGCAAGCGTATAAGGAATTGCTCCCAGCGGGTGGTCCGGTATCAGTAGCCACCGTGGGTGCTTATCCGAGTCCTCCGGAAGGTGAAGAGCCGACCTCACTGGCGGCCCAAGCGGGTCGCGTGAAGGAGTTCATGAATTATCAAATCACTAACGTGATGGAAGAGTATGACCCAGAATTGGATCAGATGCTCTTTTATTTGCCGCTTAGTGGTTCAGCGTTCAAGAAAGTGTATTATGATGCGTCGCTAGGGCGTGCAGTATCCAAGTTTGTAACGGCAGAAGATTTAGTTGTAAATTACACGGCAACCGATCTGAAATCCGCGTCGCGTATTACGCATGTGATTAACATTTCAGAAAATGACGTGCGTAAACAACAGGTATACGGGTTCTACAAGGATGTGGACCTAAAGCCGCCGCACGAGCCAGAGCAGAACATTCTGCAAGAGACGATTGACGACCTGCAGGGTATTAAGCGCACCAACGGTAACGATCAATATACTCTTCTTGAGATGCATGTCAATTTGGATGTGCCGGGTTTTGAGGATGTATACCCAGACACTGGTGAGCCGACCGGTGTGGCGCTCCCGTATATTGTAACAATCGTGGAAGATACCCAGCAGATTCTCTCAATCCGCAAGAATTGGATGGAAGAGGATCAGCTGAAGGCAAAGCGCGATTATTTTGTGCATTACAAGTTCCTGCCGGGCCTGGGTTTCTACGGGTTTGGTTTGATTCATATGATTGGCGGACTTTCCAAGTCAGCCACTTCCATCCTGCGTCAGTTGATTGATGCGGGCACGCTTAGCAATCTGCCGGCTGGTTTCAAAGCACGCGGGTTGCGTGTAGCGAACGAAGAAGAGCCGATTGCGCCGGGCGAATGGCGTGATGTGGACGCGCCGGGTGGTTCCCTGCGCGAATCCCTAATGCCGCTGCCGTATAAAGAACCGTCTGCAGTATTGTACCAGTTGCTGGGTATGATTGTAGAAAGTGGTCGCAGGTTTGCAGCGATTGCGGATATGGCGATTAGTGAAACCGGGTCACAACAGAACCCAGTTGGTACCACGTTGGCGCTTCTTGAGCGTGGTTCCAAAGTAATGTCGGCCATCCACAAGCGTCTGCATTATGCACAGAAGAAAGAATTTAAGCTTTTGGCGAGGATTTTCTCAGAAACACTGCCAGAATATCCGTATCCGATTGGAGATAACTCGCCATCTATTGCGCGTGAAGATTTTGACGACCGTGTGGATGTAATTCCAGTAAGCGATCCGAACATCTTCAGCACCAGTCAGCGTATTTTGATTGCACAGCAGCAGCTGCAAATGGCACAGGCGGCGCCGGAGATTCATGATCTGCGCGAAGCTTTCCGTCGTATGTATAATGCTATGGAAATCAAAGATGTTGATCAACTTCTCAAGAAGAAAGATAAGCCAGCCCCGCGGACCCCGGCGCAGCAGTTGATGGACATTCTTCAGAACAAGAAGATTGCAGCGTTCCCGGGTCAAGATCATATGATTCATGTGCAGTCACTAGTGCAGTTTGCACAGAATCCGATGATACAGGGCGTGCCAGATTTTTATACCAACATCCTGCAGGGTATTGCTGGTCATGTCAATATGATGGCTATCGAGCAGGTGGAAGCGGAAGTGCGCAAAATGTCTAATGGACAACAGATTCCGCCGGAGGTCATGAAGCAGTTGCAGCCGCAGATTGAAAAGCGTGTATCTGAAACAGAATCTCAAGTGATTGCACAGATTTTGCAGCAGATGATGCCGCCGCAGCAACCGGATCCGATGATTGCCATGCACGATAAGGAAATGGCCATCAAACAGGCAACCGAACAACAACGCGCACAGACTGAGCAGGCCAAGATTGAAGCAGATCTTATTAAGGCCCAGATGGCGGCGCAGACCAAGCAGGATCAAATTCAGGCACAGATCCTGCAGAATGAACAGAGAGTGGCGCAGGGTCGCGAAGAAGCGTTCCTAGATGCTGATGTGAAACGTCAAAAGTCATATATTGACCTTCAGAAAGAAATTGCAAGGAGTCGAAATGGCCAAATGTAACTGTGAATTGCAGGATTGTGTGCACAACACTGATATGGTTTGTCAGGCACCAGAAATCCAAATTATTGCTAGCAATGGTATGGCTGAATGTTCCTCATACGAATCTTCTGAAGGTATGAGCGAAGGTTTGATGGGTGGCCCGGGTGGCCAAATGGACAAGGCGCTCTACTGATGGGTAAGTTCTTCGGTTCAGATTCTGTACAACGGGTTGTGCAGCCGGTTGCTAACCAAGCAGAAGTTGACCGTCTGCAGCAGCAGTATAATGCATTGGGTGACGCTGCCCCAACTGCTGATATGCAGTGGAATCGTCAAGCACCGGAAGCGGTTGCAAAAACGATTCGAAAGGAACAGGGTGTGGCTAGCTTGCCCGGTGTAAGATTTGCAGAAACCCCAATGATGGATGCGTATAACCCGGCGTATACCGATTATATGCAGAAGTTGAATCAATATGATTATGATAAGAGCCAATTTGATCGCAATCTGGCGTTGGAAAATGCGCGGTTGGCGTCTGATTGGTCCGGGCAGCGTGCGGATATAATGAACCGTATGAACCAGTTAAAGGCTAACCCCGCGATTCAACAGGGAATTGGTAGTCTTGGGGGTTTCTTTGGTTCAATTATTCGGCCTGTGATTTCTGCTCCGGAGATTAGCCAGCGGTCTGCCTTGACTCCTCAAGAAATTGCATATCAAGATTTGCAAAAACAGTACGCGGATAACCCGCTGCAGAGACAAGTGTTTACCCCACCGCCGATGGCCACTCAGTATCAGCCGTTGGCGACCACTATGCCAACCCAGTATCAATTCTAGGAGACGGTCATGAGTTGTAATAAAAAGCACTACAAAAAGGGCGGCGTTGTTTCCCGTGGAACATGCCGTGGTATGCGTAAAGCCACTAAAGGCGGTAAGTACAACAAGTAATGGATTTTATAAAGCTTACGGAGTATTTGCTCCGCAATATTCGAGATCGCAGACAGCAAGTCTCGGATAAACTAACTTATGGTGGGTGTCCAAATTGGGAGACCTATCAGAAGCTCGTTGGTGAGGTATCGGGTCTAACCTACACCGAAAACGAAATTTTAGACCTGCTTAAAAAGATGGAGAAATTGGATGATGACGACTGAAGAACGTCGTGAGATTCCGGATCGTGTTCTGAATTTTGGTTCAGACACGCCGAAGCCAGAGGTGGAAGAGTCTTTTGATGAAAAAGACTACGAAAGACTTCCAAAACCTACTGGGTATCGAGTCATGATTCTTCCCTTTAAGGTGAAGGAGCGTACCAGAGGTGGCATTATTCTTGCCGATTCTGCACGGGAGAGAGAACAGCTAGCTACTGTAGTTGGTCTTGTGCTCAAACTCGGACCCGATGCGTATAAGGACCTTGACAAGTACCCGGAAGGGCCTTGGTGCAAGGAAAAGGACTGGGTGGTTTTTGGCCGTTATGCGGGTGCTCGTATTCCGATTGAGGGTGGTGAAATTCGCCTTCTGAATGACGACGAGATCCTTGCGGTTGTTGATGACCCAGAATACGTGTTGAATAAATTTTAACATGGAGAAAAACCATGCCTACTAATGCAGCTGAAGAGCTTGAACTTGAACTTCCAGAAGAGGAAGTGGAAAATAGCGCGGCGGATGTTTCTGATGAAGTTACAGATGAAATTGTCGCCGAAGAAAAACCAGACGCGGAATCTCGTGTTCGTCAATTCTTGGAATCTGATGATGAGTTGAAGGCGTATGGTGATGGCGTACAGAAGCGTATTGATAAGCTGACTTACAAATATCGCGAGGCTGAGCGTCGCGAACAGGCGGCTATTGAATACGCGCAGGCTGTGCAGGCTCAATTGGAAGAGCAAAAACGCCACAGTAAGGGCCAGGATGAAACGCTGTTTAATGAATACACTAATCGTATTGATACGCAGTTGGCCCAGGCCAAGTCAAATTACAAGAGTGCATTTGATTCTGGTGATCCAGATGCAATTGCGGAAGCTAATCAAGAGTTAGCTCGTCTTGCTGTTGAACAGGAAAACCTGCGTCGTGTTCGCGCTCGTCGTGAACAAGCAGCGCAACAGCCCGTGTATCAGCAGCAGCCACGTCGTCCAGCCGCACCACCGAAGCCTGATCCAAAGGCCGAAATGTGGGCTGAGAAGAATAGTTGGTTTGGTGAAGACGAAGCGATGACTTATTCAGCTTTTGGTATTCATCGTAATCTCGTTGAACGTGAGGGTATTGACCCGAGCAGCGACGAGTATTATACTGAGCTTGATAAACGTATGCGAGAAGCGTTCCCGCATAAGTTTCAAAAGAGTCGTCCCGTGCAGACGGTGGCTTCCGCAAACCGCGGAGCTAAACAAAGCGCGCGTAAAGTTAAACTTTCATCCAGCGAGATTGCTATTGCGAATCGCCTAGGGGTGCCACTTGAAGAGTACGCGAAGTACGTCAAGCGTTAAGGAGAATATCCAAATGCCAAATGATCGGACAAACAGAGCCGCTGAAACTCGTGATAAAACATCACGCAAAAAGTCTTGGGCACCGCCCTCAATGTTGGACGCTCCAGAAGCTCCTCCGGGTTACAAGTATCGTTGGATCCGCGAAGCGACTGGTGGCGTAGATGATAAAGTCAATATGTCCAAACGTATGCGCGAAGGTTATGAGCCGGTGCGTGCTGAGGATCATCCTGAATTTATGGCTCCGACAGTTGAAGACGGTAAACATGCAGGTACCATTGGCGTAGGTGGGTTAATCCTCGCTAAAGTTCCCGAAGAGATTGCTGAAGAGCGTAATGCTTACTACCGTAACCAAGCTGAAAGGGCGATGGATTCTGTAGATAACGATCTTATGAGGGAAAGTCATGCTTCTATGCCGATTTCTAAGCCGAATCGGCAGTCGCAGACGACGTTCGGGAATCCTCTGAATCGTAACGACTCCGAGGATTCATAATTCGTGAATCTTTTAGGAGACACTAGCAATGGCTAATGTAAATGCCCCTAACGGATTTACCCCGGCATACCATTTGACCGGTGGTACTATCCGTATGAAGGAGTATCGCATTGCTGATGATTACGCTACCGCAATCTTCAGTGGCGATCTCGTTAAGTTTGTAGCTGCAGGCACTATCGAAGTTTCTGGTGAAGGAGACTCCGTGATTGGTGTATTCGCAGGTTGTTCTTTCACTAAGGATAACGGCGAAATTACTTTTAGCAAGTATTGGCCGGCAGGTCAGTCTGTTAAGGGTTCTTACGCAACTGCGTATGTATATGACGATCCTTCGATCGTTTATACCGCACAGATGGAAGGCGCTTCCGGTATTGCTGATCTTGGTCAGCTAGCCGATATGGATGACGCTAATTCTGGCAGCACCTCTACTGGTCGCTCTGCTCAGCAGGTCAGCAGCACCACTGGCACCAGCACTGCGCAGCTGCGCATTCTGGATTTTGTTACTTCCCCGGATAACGACCCGGCTTCTGACTACGCTCGCGTTTACGTGCAGATCGTAGAACATGAATACGCGGAAGCTCCGGTTGGTTCTGGCGTATAAGGAGACTAAATCATGGCTATTAATCGTGCACAACTCGTAAAAGAGCTGGAGCCGGGTCTGAATGCCTTGTTCGGTCTCGAATACAGCCGTTATGAGCAGCAGCATTCTGATATCTTCGACAGCGAAAATTCTGATCGTGCGTTCGAAGAAGAAGTAATGCTCTCTGGCTTCGGTCAGGCTCCGACCAAGGGTGAAGGCGCTGGCGTCACTTATGACTCAGCTTCTGAGGTCTGGACTGCTCGTTACAATCATGAAACTGTTGCTATGGCCTTCGCTCTGACCGAAGAAGCTATCGAAGATAACCTCTACGACAAGCTGTCTTCTCGTTACACGAAGTCTCTGGCTCGTTCCATGAACTACACCAAGCAGGTTAAGGGCGCAAATGTACTGAACAACGGCTTCTCCGCTAGCTACACTGGTGGTGACGGCGTTGCTCTGCTCAGCACTGCACACCCGACCTCTTCTGGTGGTAACGTTGCTAACAAGCCGTCTACCGACGCTGACCTGAACGAAACCTCTCTCGAAGCTGCTCTGATTGCTATCAGCAACTTTGTTGACGAGCGTGGCCTGAAGGTCAATGTACAGGGCCGCAAGCTGATTATTCCGTCAAGCTTGGGTTTTGTTGCAGAGCGTCTGATGATGTCCAACAACCGTACCGCAACCGCAGACAACGACATCAATGCCGTTCGTTCTCGTGGTATGCTTCCGGAAGGTTATGTAGTTAATAACTACCTGACCGACGTTGATGCGTGGTTCATTAAGACCGATGCACCTAACGGCCTGAAGCACTTCCAGCGTGCAGCTATGAAGACTGGTATGGAAGGTGACTTCGAGACTGGTAACGTCCGTTACAAGGCTCGCGAGCGCTACAGTTTCGGCTGGAGCGACTGGCGTGCAGTTTACGGCTCTACCGGCGCGTAATCAAATCTTCTGATTTGATGAGAACTGACCCCGCTTCGGCGGGGTCATTCTTTTTTGGGTGCTTGACAAAGCGTTCGAAACAATTTATACTTGGTTTAGGTTCTGGGATATTTAGCTACGCCGACCGACCCAGCGGACTTTGCAGAGACGGTGTAGCGAGTGCTGCAACACGGAGACACACATATGTCCTCAAGCACTTTTTCCGGTCCGTTGAAAGCCGGTGATATTCGCGAAGGCGCTTCCGCTAATGTTGGTTACGCTCTTATGGCTCAATCGGCCATTGTAACGATGACTGGTGCGGATGCTCAGACTACGACTATTGCCACAATCCCTGCTAACTCACAGATTGTTTCAGTCGTACTGTCTTGCACTACTGCTAATGACGATGGCACTGCTTCTACTGTCTCCATTGGTACTTCTGCCGATGCAGATGCTTTTCTAGCGGCTACTTCAGTACAAGCCGCCGGCACTACTTTTAGCGGCACTATGACCTCAGTATCCGCGGATGTTGGTGCATCTGATGTAGACGTGATTGCTACCTTTAATGCGACTGACGAAGACGGTACTGCCGGTGTGGGACAGGCTACGGTTCTTTATATTCAGAACAATAATCTGTCTTAATCTACTAAGGGGTAACGGCTATGCAAACTGATGTTTGGGCAGTTACGGTTGGTTCAGACGCGGATTTCTACGTCACCACAGTAACGCCGACAGATACTACGCCTCTTACCCTAGCCAACACTAAGCCTGAATATAACGGCGCAGGATATCAACTATCGATCACTCCTGCGTCCGATGAAACAGGCAAGTCTCTCACAGTTGTGGGGACTGGAGTAAATGGTCAGACTATTACCGAAACGGTTGCGATGGGTAATGCGACGGCTACTTACAGCACAAATTATTTTGTGTCTGTAACTTCAATTACTCCGTCTGGTGCAACTGCTGGAGCCATTACGGTTGGTTATGGTGGTAATTTGGCGTTACCGCGTACTCGTGTGAAAGGTGTTTATTATGTCGCTTCTGGTTCTGCTGGAAGTGTTGTAATTACTCGCAACAGCAACTCACGTGTACTTCTTAACTTGGCGACTCCGGCTAGTGCTACGGTTACGCAGGATCTGGTCGTTCCCGGTGAAGGTATTCTTACCGCCGCCGCGAATGACGATTATGCGTATGTGGCAGCAACCAATGTCACCTCACTTACGTTGATTTGTGGTTAATGGCTACCTCAGGCACTCAAACATTTAATATTGATGCTTCCGATATTATAGAGGAAGCGTACGAACGGTGTGGGCTTGAATTGCGCACGGGTTATGATGCTCGTACCGCTCGACGCAGTTTAAATATTTTGATGTCTGATTGGTCTAACAGGGGTATCAACCTGTGGACCGTTAAAGAAGCCACGCAGTCTCTGACCGCTGGGACTGCAAATTATACGCTTGACGCGTATACGGTAGATGTGCTGGATGCGGTGATTCGTCGGAATGGTGTTGATTACAATATGGAACGCATTGGTCGTTCTGAGTATCAAAACCTTCCGAAGAAAACGACTGAAGGTCGCCCAACTCAGTATTGGGTTGATCGTCAGTCTACGCCAGTCATTTATTTGTACCCAACTCCCGAGAATTCCACCGACCAGCTGCGATTTTATCGTACTGAGCGTGTGGAAGATATTAATGAGTTGACAAATGATGCCGATGTGCCTTCCAGATTCTTGGCGCCGCTAATTTCTGGTCTTGCTTATTATCTTGCGATCAAAAAAGCCCCGGAACGGGCGCAGGGTCTCAAGATGATTTATGAAGAGGAAATGGTTCGTGCAGAAACGGAAGATCGCGAGCGTGTAAGTTTGCGGATTGTTCCAAGTAGGGGTTATTTGTAATGGCATACGCTCTAGGCAAACACGCTAGAGCGATGTGTGATATATGTGGTTTTGAGGTCAAGTATACCAGTCTCAAGCCGCAATGGGACGGCTTTCGGGCGTGTCCATCGTGTTGGACGCCTAGACAGCCCCAGGATTTTCCTAAAATTGTTCTTGTGGACGCGGAAACGCTTCGGAACCCACGTCCTGATAACGATCAAGAGGCAAACGGTGGGACGATTTATACCTATGTCGCAAACAATGCGACGCCAATTGGGTCAGCTTTTGCGGGATTTAGGGCGCAAGGGTCTGTTGGCACCGTTACAGTGAGTATTAGCTGATGGCTGGATACACTTACACGACGTTGAAGCAAGCGATTCAAGACTTCACAGATAACACCGAAACGGTGTTTGTGAGTCAGATTGATAACTTTATTCAGAACGCTGAAGAGCGTATTCTGAAGATGCTTGCTCCGTTGGAAACTTTTCGTAAAAGTTCTTCAGCGGCGATGACCGCTTCAAATAAGTACCTTCCCAAACCTTCGGATTGGTTACACACATATTCGATCTCGATTGAAGTGTCCGGCGACAAGAAGTTCTTGTTGAACAAAGATGTGAATTTTGTTCAAGAGTATTGGCCGGATGCTACTGATACAGGTGAGCCTAAGTATTACGCAGATTTCAGCGTTTCCACGTTTATTTTGGCTCCCACCCCAAACGCAAATTACACCGTTGAAGTTCATTATTATTATCGTCCAGAAACGATTGTAACGGCAAGTACTACATGGATTGGCACGAATGCGGGTCCGTTGCTGTTGTATGCGGCGTTGGTAGAGGCGTACACCTTTATGAAGGGTGAGCCTGATATGTTACAAATTTATGAACAGAAGTTCATGCAGGAGGCTGAACGCTTGGCAATGTTTGCAGTTCAAGCGGAAGGTCTTGATTTTTACCGTAAGTCAGCGGCTTAACAGGAGAAGCAAATGGCTATTTCTCAGGCACTTTGCAGCAGCTTCAAATCCGAGCTGCTGGGCGGTACCCATGATCTGGATACTGATGTAATTAAAATCGCGCTGTTTACCAGTTCAGCGACGTTGGGCGCTTCGACAACTGCGTACAGCACCACGAACGAAGTTTCCGGCACCGGCTATACGGCAGGCGGCAACACGCTGGCGAGTGCTGCGATCAGCTTGGACGGCACGACTGCAATTGTAGATTTTGCGGACACCACATGGTCTTCTGCGACGATCACCGCGAATGGTGCGTTGATCTACAACTCGTCTAAGGCGAATCGTGCGATTGCGGTGCTGGCGTTTGGTGGGGATAAGACCTCTACCAACGGTGACTTCACGATCCAGTTCCCGACTGCGGATGCTTCTAACGCGATCATCCGTATTGCGTAATGGCATCGTCTACTGAATACGTCGGTTGGGGCCGAGCCGGGTGGGGCCAAGCGTCCTACGGGCTTGACTGGACCGTTGTATCAGTAGATGGGAGCGCCGGAACCGGCGCGGTTGGTGATGAAACGGTTGTCGCAAAGGCCGTTGTTTCTGTAACCGGGGTATCTGCTTCTACCGCACTCGGCGCAGAAATCGTTATCGCGAAAGCGGTAGTCCCGGTCACGGGGGTCGCGGGTACTTCTGCGGTAG